AGAACAACTGAACATATATCTTCTGTCTTCTTGTCTACAAATTGTGCCTACTTTTTGACCATCAGATTCCAGTATCCAGAATCTATTTGCTAGTATAGGCTTCGCAAAAAATTTAGTTGTCATGCCATTACCTCTTCTTTCTGTTTGTATTTCGCATTTAATGGTTCAGCATAAGTTTGCGGGTATTCAGCAATTTTTTGCATATCCCATTTAGCACAAAATTTAATTAATTTTAATCCAACCTGTTCTATTGTTTTAGGCTTAACGGAATTGATTGTTTCTTTAATAATACTTTTAATTTCTTCTGGTTGTGCTGTTAAATCACACAGTGTTACATTTCTTTGATAGTCATCCACAACTCTATGTTCTTCACCATTATGGTCCAACCAACGTTGTAACATCATATTGTTCCAGTTATATCCTTTGGAATTTCTATCTTCAAATGCTTCAGTTAATCCAACTTTCTTTTTGGTACCTTTGGTCCTAACACCAGGATATGCAGAAAATACATTGTCAGCAGTATCACCTCTCATACATTTTTCAAACAACAACCATTCTGGATTTGGTGCTGGCTTATCTTCGCCAGTTTTCTTATCTTTGACTCTGTTACCTTTTGCGTCAAAATAGCCTTCATGTGTTATGGTAGTTTCTGTAATACCATTGTATTGACACACATTAGGAGCAATCAATTGAGCAAAATCGCCATCTGTGCTAATAATGATGTGATTATCATTAGGATGTGCTTGTACCCAACCAGCAATTAAATCGTCTGCTTCTAATTGAGAGTGTTGCAGTGTTGTACAATTTGTTTTTGTGTCTATAAATTCTTTAAAGTTGTCAAAAGTTTCCCAAAATATTGTATCTTCTTCCACTTCTTTTTCTGTTCTAGCCTCTCTAGCCTCACTTCTGTTTCTTTTGTATGGAGTATAGAAGTCTTTACGCCAACTTCTTCCTTCCAAACAGAATACCACGTGATCTCCTTTGAAGTCTTGCCATACTTTTCTAATACTGTTGAATGTGATATGTAGAGCCATACCTACTTTAGAATCCAAATCGCTCTGTATGGCGTGTTTGGCTCTAAAAAATGTATTGGCTGTGTCTACTAATATATAATTCATATTTTATAATTTTATAAACAAGTAATACCACAAAACAATTAGAGCTCCACCTGATCCCAGTATCATTATTATTGCGGCGATTTCTTGTAAAATTGATATCATTAACTGATCTCCGATTTATCCTCACTTAAATTTTTTGTATTGATATATCCAGCACCTCTTGTGGGATCCATGCCTTCTTCTTGAAGAATGTTTCTTGCTATGGTTTTAAACCAAGCATCCACAATCTGTTCATTGCTTTCACCTTTATAACCAGCATCCAACAGTTTTTCAATGAATTCATTATTCCAATCCAGTTCAAAGAAACCATTTTTGATATTGTCTTCATTTATTTTTGTGTCCAACACAGCCACCCAAGGTTCTCCTTTTGCTGTGGCTTGTTCTTTTTCTTTCAACAGTGCTTCTAATCTTGGATTAGATTCTTCAGTTGTTGTTTCTTTCTTTTTAACAAATATGTCTTTTACTTTTTTTATTATATCCATTTTCTTATCTCCGATATTTCTTTTAATCTTTGTTCTTCTCTATCCTTCATCATCTCCTTAGGTACCCCAGGCATTTCCGAATATGTCGACATGGAGTCTTGGAGTGTATCTCCATCCTCTTTCCATTGCGAGCTCGGCGACCTTTTTTGTGTTGAGTGTGTATGTTTCGGATCTGCCGCCCAGTGGCATAATATATACGGGAACGTCGATTCCAGCGTCACGAAACTCGGCAACTGCCTTCGTAACTTCATCCACATCGGTTGCATCAGCAACCACAAATTTAAAATACATTTGACTGCGAGGAATCCCATAATAAGACCTAGCAATCTCAGGCTTGATAGCAGTGTGCCAAGGTTCACCTGATACGGAAAGTTTTGGAGAGCAACTCCAAGTGACTTCGAATCTGTTTTGTTTTCTAAGATAATCTTCAAAATCCTTGTGTAAAATCTGCGTTGTATTTGTTTCGAATGTAACATTTTTCAAGTCTCCCATTTTTGGATGTTCAAATAGATCAATATAAAATCTTTGCCAACCTAGCAAAGGTTCTCCGCCTGTTAAGATAAAGTGTACGTCTTGTCCATTAGACATTGTCCATTTTCCTTCTGGCGTTAAAGATAGTATGTGTTCCACAACTTCATCGATAGTTCTATCTTTCATATACTTTTTAAACTCTGGATATATGCTGGCGTAAGTATCACAACCTGTGTGTATGATTGGCAAGTCTTCAAATTGTTTAACTTTGTCCAATACTCCATCATCTAAAAGTTTTTTTACTTCTGGATTGTATTTGATGCCTTGTTTTAATTTTTCTTCTCTGTCTGGATGTCTATCCAATCCAAAGTTCATGCATCTAAAATTACAACCAAAAGTTCGTAAGAATACACTGGGTACTCCTACAAATCTTCCTTCTCCTTGTACAGAGTAAAATGCTTCTGAATATCTAAGTTTTTTAGTCATGACCTTTCATACTCATACAGATATCATAAAACTCTTTCTTAAGTGGTGGGTGTTTATCAAACGCACCCAACATAATAGCAGTTGTCATATCTGATTGATGTTCTTTAACTCCTCTGTGTGTCATGCAGTGATGTTCTGCTTTGATCAGTACAGCCACGTTTGGAGTCTTAGCATATTTTTGTAATGCTTCTGCAATTTGTGTTGTCATCTCTTCTTGAATCTGTGGTCTCTCTGCTATGTGATGAACTATTCTATTAAATTTGGATAATCCAATCACTTCTTTCTCAGGCAGTACACCTACCCAACATTTACCTACAATGTTCTGAAAGTGATGAGCACAAGTTGATCGCACACTGATTGGACCGCTAGTGTATAAACTTCTATATCCCATGTTAGGAAAAGAAGTTACTTTTGGCGGTTGTTGAAATCTACCACCAAATATTTCATTGATGTACATTTTAGCAACACGTCTAGCAGTTTCTTTTGTGTTGTGATCGTTTTCTGTGTCAATCACCAAAGCATCTAGCACAGATGAAAAAGATTCTTCCACTTCTTTTTGTAGTTCTTCTAATTCACCTTTCTCAATAAAGTCAGCAATATTGTCATTGCTGTGGAAACGTATTTCTTTGTCTTTCAGTCTCTGTCTTATTCGTTCCGATGCTTTCATCCTTGCCTCTTAATGTAAGTTTCTAATACTTCTAACTGATCATGATATTCAGCAATAATTTTTAATTCTTTTTCTATTGCTTCTAACACATCAGGGTGTTCTCCAACTCCCACAGCCTTTTCCATGTATATTTCAACATTAGCCGCGTGTTTTTCAATATGACCTTTGGCGTGTGCCACAAGTGCGTCATATATACGTTCTCTGCTTGCCATTGTTATTTCTCCTTATAAGTTACATTAATATTAACAGATTTTGTCCAATTTGTCAATGATTTGTTTGAGTACAATTTGATTTCCTTCTTCTGTGTAATGATTGGTTTCTCCTCTGTAAAAGGGCCATATTTCTGTTAAATCCAGTCTGTTTGTTTCACAAGCAAATTGGTTGCTGATGCTGAAGTTATCCACAGCCAAATACGGTATTGAGATCATTCTATTGATTTCTTCCCTCATCAATCTATAGATCTCTTTTTGGTAGTCATCATCGTAGTGATGCCAGAACCAATTTTTGGCAGTTCTAAGTCTTGAATTAAACCAATCAAATTTGTGCTGTATGTCAGAAAATATAAGATCACAATTTTTGTGTAAACCTTGTTTATGAACTGGATGGGTTGGTGTGTGTATTCTGCTAGGACTGGTATGACACACTATCACACAATCATAATTTTTTTGCCAACTTTTGTCATGTTCAAAGACATTTTGTAATTGTTTGAGTATTTTATATTCTCCTACACCTGCTTGAGCCACATTGTTCACAGCATTATTTTTAGCCAATTCAAGAGGCCAGCCTTTGCCGTTAGGCCATTCACATCCGAAACTGTCTCCTGCGATTAAGATTGTTTTAGCCATGTCAAATATTCTGTTGCTATCAGTTTATGATATTGATTGTTGAAATGTTCTTTGTCCTCAATAAAATAATCTTCTGCACTATGTCCTAATGTATTTAGATATTGTTCCACCGACTGGTCTGCTCTTTTCAGGGTATTAATTTTACCAAAATAATCTGTTTTTCCGGGCCATACACCTCTGGTTCTAAAATTAAACACATACAACTTGGCGTTGTTTTCAGCACACATCTTATCCCAAGTGTACATTTGTAATAAAAAATCTCTTTTTTCTATCACAGTGTTACACTCATAGAACAACTTCACACTCATATATGAATCTTTTCTTAAATCAGGAGAAGTCAAACCATGCTCTGCTGAAAATCCAATCGAAGGTACTTGTTTGTAATCATCTGATACAGGTTTCTGTAATATTTGTACTGTATTTTCTGCCACAGGCTTATCAGAAAACTTTCTAATTTTTTCTATGGATTCAGGATGTTCGATCATAAAATGATCTAATGGCTCGGGATCAGTTTTCAAAGATGGATCAAAACTTAAAGTGATACGATTCAACGGAGCCAAACATAAAAAAACCTCATCTATGTCATCATATTTCTCAAACATATTTGCTAACCAAACTGTGTACAAATTGTTTGTTGCTCCTGGTTGAGCATAAATCACAACATTCTTGTTGTTGATTTCTGAATACATTTCAGCATAGTTGTTGTCATTCCAGAATGTGAAACTGCCAGGACCTATTTTACCTGCTATGGTTTTGTAACCTACTGTGTGGCTATCGC